GTTATTCTCGGTTAAGATTCCTATATATTCAACTTCTGTTGCAGTTATTGCATTTGCAATAAACAATTGATTCATCGAACCGGTAAAAATTCCAAAATAATTAGATCCTTCAAGATGAGCAACTTCTGTATAGAAAATTGCAAATGGACAATTAATCCAATTTCCTTTAGGTCCACGAATACAAGACTCAAAAACATATTTAGCACTATATGTATCTTCTAAAATTTTAATTTGTGACTCATTTAAAAATGAGCATCCGTTTTCAATTTTCATGATATTGTAAACTTTCTAGTTGTTCACTTAATCTTTTTTGATATTTAAGACGATAATATTGTATGTGTGTTAGTTCTTTTAAATAGAAACTTTTGTAAATTAATTCTAATCCTTGCTTATCAGGATGATCATGAATCCATTGTCCAGTATATGGACTAAATTCTTCAGTAAAGAATTTATCCATTATAGCGTTATCAGTAGATATTGATGTATCTATTTTTAGAGACAAAGAATCAAATTCAGCATCAGACATAATTTGATTTGAATGAAATTCATAAACGTATGCAGCAAGAGAAAGTTTAATTCTATTACGTCTTTCTATTTCAACAATAGAATCTTCAAAGAACTCCGTTAAATTAGACATTGAATTTACCTTTTATTATATCAATAATACTTTTACTTGAAACTATAATACATTTAGATTCAATTTCTAATAATTGTTTCTTTGGAATATCATAATGGTTTTTATGGAACCAACAACGTTTTATAGAAAGATTTTCTGCCATTTTATGTAGATTTTCAATAGAATAAGGAACACATACTAAGTGTCTTTTACAGTCAGTATAGTATAACATATCTAGTTTACTCCAAAGATAAATCATCTAATATTTTTAATGGACATAGATGTATTATATACATAAAAAAAATAATGTAAACAAAAAAATGACTACAAAAACAAAAAAAAATAAATTGACATTTTTTAAGATTTGTGTTATTTTAAATTATGTAAAATTAAATAGGAGGTTTAGATGGGTCCTAATACCGTACTTACAGCATATGATGGGTTAGTTATGTTTGGCCCATTTATTGGTTTAACAGTTCTTATGGCTATCGGTTTTATGTTATTTGGTAAAAATTGAGGTAATATAAATGACTATGCACCTTTTGCCTGTATATTATAGTACAACAAATAGCAACAAAAAGTCAAGGCGGAGCAAATCTTCAAAATCAGAAGCAGCAATCAAACATGAGAAATGGGTTGCTAAAATGATTAATGGAAAAGTAATAGACAAAAAAACTCAAAGTGAAAAATGGAGAAAAGAATACTCCGAAATGCTACAAACAAATAGAACCGAATTCAAATCCGCAGGATCCGGAATTGGAAATATTACTAAAACTGAACCTAAAGTCTATACTGGAAATAAACTTTTAGGAATTGCAACCATGCATAAATCTAATATGGTTCCTGTATTTAATACGAAAGATGCCGAAGATATTAGCAGAATGCGTAGGGGTTAACTGTTTTTGAATGTCTATAAATAATATTATAAACATTCAAAGAGGTATAAATGGTAAATGATCCAACAACGCAAATAACAACTAGCAGTTCCGGAATGTTAGGTACGTTATCTTCTAATCTGAACTTTTTATCTCCGCTTGGTTTTAAATTTACACTTAAAAGATCACCTAATCTTAATTTCTTTGCAACTGAAATTAATGTACCTTCGTTTGAAATTGGTATAGCACAATTGCCAACACCATTTAAGATTCTAGAAATTCCTGGCGATAAGCCAAGATTCGGCGATCTTTTTATTACTTTTAAAGTAGATGAAAATCTTAATAACTATTTAGAGATATTCAATTGGTTGGCAAAGATAGGATATCCTGAAAGTTTTGATCAATATGCATCGATAAAAAATTCTTCAAAAGCTTCTGGTCAAGGTATCGTTTCAGATGCAACACTTACTATTTTAAATAGTTCTTTTGATCCTACTACAGAAGTTAGATTTGAGAATCTGTTTCCATATAGTTTAAGTGAATTAAACTTCTCTACTGCAAATTTAAATGTAGACTATATTACAGCAAGAGTAGCTTTTAAATTTAATATGATGAAAATTATTACCCTTTAATTTAAAGGATTTATTATGAAATTAGAAGAAATCCATGACATGTGGTCTCAGGATTGTGATGTTAGTATATATAACCTTAGTGAAGAAGCTTTAAAGATTCCAAAGATGCATAATAAGTATCTTAGACTTTTTTCTGATGAAAAAATGATGCTTAAGAAAATGAACTACGATCTTAAGCAGTTAGTTCTTATTAAGTATGATTATTATCGAGGTGTTCTTCCGGAAGAAGACTTAAAAGAACATGGCTGGGAACCAGTTAGAATACGGATATTGAAATCCGATATAGATAAATATCTTGAGGCAGATCAAGATATTATTAAGACGAACTTAAAGATATCATTACAACAAGAAAAAGTGGATACTCTTGAAGCAATTATAAAGTCTATTAATAATAGAGGCTTTTTAATCAAGAGTGCAATAGATTTTGAAAAGTTTAAAGTTGGCGGATAATATACATTTAAGAAAATTAAATGAAGTACATATGAAAGTTGAAGGTGATACTTCAATTATTTTTGAATTGTGTGATCATTTTACATTTGAAGTGCCAGGTGCTAAGTTTATGCCTGCTGTGCGTAATAAATTCTGGGATGGAAAAATACGTCTTCTTAATACTTTTACCGGTGTTACATATGTTGGTCTTCTAGAAGAAATAATTAAATTCTGCAAAGAACGTGATTATATAGTTTCTTATGATGAAGAATTTAAATCTAATAATACTATAAGCAAAGATAAAGTAAACAAGTTTTTAAGTAAAATAAATCCTACATTAGAACCTAAAGACTATCAATTAAAAGCTTTTAAACATGCTATTGACAATGACAGAGCAGTATTCTTATCTCCTACAGCTTCTGGCAAATCATACATCATATATCTTTTAACAAGATTTTATAATAAAAAAACACTTATCATTGTTCCAACTACTTCACTAGTTAGTCAATTGTATTCTGATTTTGTTGATTATGGATTTGAAAGCGAATCCTATGTTCATAAGATATATGCTGGGCAAAGTAAAACAACCGATAAGCCTATAACTATATCAACTTGGCAATCTTTATATAAACTTCCAAAAGAATACTTTGAAAATTTTGATGTAGTCATTGGTGATGAAGCACATTTATTTAAAGCTAAGTCTCTAATGACTATTATGGAAAAGATGATCAATACAAAGTATAGATTTGGATTTACTGGCACATTAGACGGTTCGTTAACAAATGAAATTACTCTTGAAGGTTTATTTGGTCCTGTATATAAAGTAACTACTACAAAAGAACTAATGGATTCAAAAGTTGTAGCTAACCTAAAATTAAAAATACTAGTATTAAAATATCCAAAAGAAGATTGTAAAGTAGCTAAAAAATTTGATTATCAAAAAGAAATAGATTTTATAGTTACTTACGTAAAAAGAAATAAGATAATAAAAAATTTATCATTATCTTTACATGGAAATACTCTTCTTTTATTTCAATATGTTGACAAACATGGCAAAGTATTATATGATATGATAAAGTCTAGTGATCCAACTAGAAAAGTATATTTTATTCATGGTGGTGTAGAGGCAAAGAATAGAGAAGAAATAAGAAAAGTTGTTGATAATAATAAATTGAATAGTGTTTATACTTTAGAATTTGAAGAATTTACATTAAAAATTTCTGAAAAGCAAGAAATTCTTCTTATTAATAAAACAAAAAAATTAATAGATAATATTACTTTAGATGATGATATTGATATTGAAGACTGTATTAACAGAATAAAGTCTTCGATGTTAAATGGTAAGATAATTTATAACAAATAAATAAAGAGATAATACTTATGAAAGCAAAAAAAATTAGAAAGGAGGCCGGAGCAGGAGCAATTATTATTGCGAGCTTCGGTACATTTTTCTACGGGCGTTAATATAAAAAATCTTCACAATGTGATATTTTCTTCGCCTACAAAATCAAAAATCAGAACACTGCAGTCTATTGGTAGAGGCTTAAGAATTTCAGATAGTAAAGATGCTGTAACTGTATACGACATAGCAGATGATATGCGTGTGGGCAATCATATGAATTTTACAATTCAACACCTTTTAGAAAGACTTGAAATATATAGTAATGAAAATTTTGATTATAAAATATATAATATGGAATTATGATTAAATGACAAAAAAACCTCGTGCACCTGTTCAAAACTATATAGATAATGCAAAATTTTATGCTGAAATATGTAAGTATAAAATTTCATGCCTTGAAGCCAAAAAGGAAGGAAAAGAATCTCCTAGAATCACACCTTATTTGGGAGAATGTCTTTATAATATAGCACATAGACTTTCACGTCTTCCAAAATTTGTTAACTATCAATTTAAAGAAGACATGATAGCTGACGGATTAGAAAAATGTGTAACATATTTTGATAGATTTGATCATGAAAAATATTCGAATCCTTTTGCTTATTTTACACAAATAGTATATTTTGCTTTTCTGGCACGAATAAATTTTGAAAAAAAGCAATTATATATTAAACAAAAAACTTTAGAAAACCTTTATTTTGGAGGAATGCTGGCTGAACAAAATAAAAACGATACTGATAAAAATATTAATGTAGATTTAGACAATGATTATATGAATAATTTAGTATCATCATACGAGAAAAAACAAGCAGAAAAAAAAGAAAAAAATAAAAATAAAAAGACTAAAGTTGGTATAGAAAATTTCTATGAAACTGAAGAAGATGCATTATCTGGAGACAATAAATGAAGATAGCGTTGATTACAGATCAACATTTTGGTATTAGAAATGATAGTAAAATAATACTAGAAAATCAAGAAAAATTTTATAATAATATTTTTTTTAAAACATTACAAGAAAATGATATTAATACTGTAATTGACCTTGGTGATACATTCGATAAACGCAAATATATTAATTTTTTTACTTTTGAAAAATGCAAAAAGATATATTTTGATGAATTAAAAAAAAGAAAAATAAAATTACATTGTATTATTGGAAATCATTCTACTTATTTTAAAAACACTAATAGTACAAATTCTCCAAAATTGTTATTAAGTGGCTATAACAATATTACAATATATGATAATATTCCTGTTGAAGTCGTATTTGATAGTACTTCTATTTTAATGATTCCATGGATATGTGATGAAAATCGTGAAACTACGTTTGATATTATCAATAAATCAAAGTCTCATATAGTCATGGGTCATTTGGAATTGAATGGTTATGAAATGTATAGAGGACATGTTTCAGATCATGGTGATGATCCTAGAATTTTTGATAAATTTGATTTGGTTTGCAGTGGTCATTTTCATACTAAATCAAATAATGGAAGTATTCATTACTTAGGAACACCAACACAATACAATTGGTCAGATTATAACGATACTAAAGGCTTTCATATATTAGATACTAACACAAGACAATTGACATTTATAGAAAATAATTATAATATATTTCATAAGTTATACTATGATGATACTAATAAAACTGCAGAAGAAATTCTAAATTTTGACCCTACATCGTATAAGAATTGTTATATTAAAATGATTGTAAAAAACAAAACAAACCCATATGTCTTTGATATGCTCGTTGATAAAATTGAAAAGGTTGGTATTGCAGATCTTCAAATCATTGAAGAACATTTAAATTTAGATATATCAGATAATTCCGATATAATCAATGAAACTGAAGATACGATGAGTATTATTAAAAACTATATTTCTAGTATGAATCTATCTTCTGACAGAAAAAGAGTAGAAAATATTATTCAATCATTATACACAGAAGCTCATGAGATAGTATGATTTATTTTAAAACTTTAAGATACAAAAATATCCTTTCTACTGGTAATATATTCACAGAAATACAGTTAGATAAATCAGATACTACATTAATTATAGGTGAAAACGGTGCCGGAAAGTCAACTCTTTTAGATGCTCTTTCGTTTGTGCTTTATAATAAGCCATTTCGTAAAGTAAATAAGCCGCAATTGATGAATTCTATTAATAAAAAAGATATGTTAGTAGAAATAGAATTTGATATTGGTTCTCATTCCTATAAAATAATTAGAGGATTAAAACCAAACATATTTGAAGTATATCATAACAATAAGTTGCTTAATCAAGATGCAGCATCACGTGACTATCAAGTTGTACTTGAAAAGCAAATATTAAAGCTTAACCATAAAAGTTTTTGTCAAGTTGTAGTATTAGGTTCTGCGTCATTTGTTCCATTTATGCAATTAGCAACTCATGCTAGAAGAGAAATAATTGAAGATCTACTTGATATTCAAATATTTTCTATCATGAATTCTCTCTTAAAAGAAAAAGTAAACAATAATAGTAATAGTCTATTAAAAATAGACTATGAATATACTATGACTTCAGAAAAAATAAAAATGCAGCAAGAACATATTGTTGCAATGAAAAAGAATAACGAAGAGCAAATAGAAAAACTAAAAATTGATATTCGTGGTTATACTGACAGAATTGAATTAGAAAAAAATTTAGTTTCTAGCATTGAAGAAAAAATTAATAATCTTAATAATGAAATTGCTGATCTAGATCAAGTAAATAAAAAACAAAATAAATTGTCTATTCTAGATGCACAGTTAAATAATAAACTGTTTGAACTAGAAAAAGAAATAGAATTTTTTAATTTGCATGATAATTGTCCAACATGTAAACAAAGTATAAATGAGTCTTTTAAATGTGAAACAATTAATAGCAGAAAAACACAATCAGAAGAAATACTTGATGGAATCAATAAACTTAGAAATAAAATTCAAATATTTCAAGATAGATTGCAAAAAATTTCAGACATATCATCTGAAATTTCTTCTTTGAATATTGAAAAAATTACTCATTCTAATAATATTTCTGGACTTATGCAGCAATGTAAAAGAACAGCAAAAGATATAGAAGAATTACAAAAGAAAACAAATGATTATGCTATTAATGATAATAGGATGAAAGATCTTGAAGATTTATTAGATAAACAAATAAATCAGAAATCTGAATTTCTTAAAGACAGAGAAGCTCTTAATATAATTTCTCGTATCTTAAAAGATGATGGAATCAAGTCAAAAATTATTAAGCAATATGTTCCTATCATTAATAAGTTAATCAATAAATATCTATCTGCTATGGATTTTTTTGTCAATTTTGAAATGGATGAAAATTTTGAAGAAAAAATTAAATCTAGATTTAGAGATGAATTTAGTTATTCTTCTTTTTCAGAAGGTGAAAAAATGCGCATCAACCTTGCTATTCTATTCACATGGCGCGCTGTTGCTAAGTTAAGAAATTCTGCTTCAACAAATCTTCTTATTATGGATGAAGTTCTTGATGGTTCTCTTGATTCTAATGGTACCGATGAATTTTTAAAAATTATTAACAATCTTACAAAAGACACTAATACATTTATTATAAGTCATAAAGGTGATCAGTTAATAGATAAATTTACTTCATCAATAAAATTTGAAAAATATAAAAATTTTAGTAGAATATCAACAACATAAAAGGAAAAATTGATGTCAAAAGAACACAAGTTTAATGAAGATGTTAATATCGTATTAAGTAGGGAAGAATATATAAAAACCTATTCTAAAGGTTTTGAGGATGGTTTCAATTTAGCTACTAAAATATTTAAAAATGATGATTTTAAACACAATCCAGTTCCACCTCTTACACCACCTTCTACATGGCCATGGAATCCAGTAGCTCCTTCAATTGATCCTGGCTTTCCTGCGCCGGCAGTATCATGCCAAACATGTCATAGATCCAGTGATATTAGTCATATGGTGTGCAATCATCCTAAGTGTCCATCTAGAATTACTTGTTAAAAAGGAAAATATTGATAATGGAAGAATTTATAAAATATCCAAATGCTTTATTAACTAATCAAGTAAAAAACTTTGATTTTACTAATCCACCAACAAATCCTAGTGAATTAGTAGAACAAATGCTTAAAATAATGCAAAAGTATAATGGTGTTGGATTGTCTGCAAATCAACTTGGATTACCATATAGAGTATTTGTCATGAGAGGACTTGAACACAATTTTGCATGTTTTAATCCAAGAATAGTTTCACATAGCAATGATACAACTATTTTAGAAGAAGGATGTCTTTCATTTCCTGGTGTTACTGTTAAAGTTAAAAGATATAATGAAGTAAGACTTAGATTCACGACAGCATCAGGTGGAACAGACACTAAAACATTTTCCGGTATTACTGCGCGAGTAATACAGCACGAGATAGATCATCTTAACGGAATTTTATTTTTTAATCGCGCTAATAGATATCATAGAGATAAAGCACTAAAAGGATTTTATAATGGAAAAAACAGAAACGAACGTAAGACGTCAAGGGTTTAATATAGATGATTATGTAATACTTTTTCCGGAATCAGGAGAATTTATTAAAGAAACTGAAGATGGTCAATTAAGTATTATTGTTGACATTTATAAGCAAATGGATAATAATATGATCAAGGTTACAGAAGAAGAAGTAACTGACGATCTTCATGAAAAAATTGAAGAATATATTAATAGATTAATTTATTCAGCAATCGAAATTGAAAAAGAATGAACATTTTTTATATCGACACTGATCCAGTAAAAGCTGCTATTGGAATGGTAGACAAACACGTTGTTAAGATGATTCTTGAGACGTCCCAGCTTCTTTCAACTGCACACAGAATACTTGATGGTAAAATGATTATTTCAGAACGGCTTGTTCCAGATACTCTAGATAATCCAAAGTATCGTAAGCATAAAAAATGGCAGTTAAATGATGATCGTGAATATATGTTATATGCTGCAACACATATTAATCATCCGTCTGCTGTTTGGTGTCGAGAATCTGTAGCTAATTACATATGGCTATATCGTCATTTAGAAGCACTTCATATTGAATATACATATCGATATGGAAAAGTGCATGCATGCAGCAAACTAATGAAAACATTGCGTTTCTTTCCAAAAATGATGGTGAACAAAGATTTGACTCCAATGCCATCCTGTATGGCACCCGAGTATATTATATCAGATGATCCAGTGGTAAATTATCGTAATTATTATAAGATTGGTAAAGCACATATGCATAAATGGACTAAGCGTGAAAGGCCTATCTGGCTAGATGTCTGATTTTTTTGGTGCAATTGTAGGTGTTGGAAATAAGAAAAAAGAAGACAGAAATAAAAATGATTTTTATCCGACACCTGGATTAGTTATTCAATGTCTAAATGAATATTCTAAAATTCCAGATAATATATGGGAACCGGCTGCTGGCAGAGGCCATATAGCAAAAGAATTAAAAAAATTAGGCAAAAATGTATATGCTTCAGATTTATTTGAGTATGATAATTGCTTACATGATATACAAACTGGTATAAATTTTCTTAATAGTGTTACTCCACATGGGTATAATTCTATAATAACTAATCCTCCTTATATTAATGATATGGCAGAAAAATTTGTACTTTCTGCTATAGAAAGAAAAGATATTGAGTATTCAGCATTTTTTTGTAGAATGCAATTTGCAAATTCAAAAAGAAGATATAAAAATCTTTTTTCAAAATTTCCACCAAGTGAAATATTATGTTTTCATAGCAGAATAAACTGCAATGAAGAATCAGCAAATTCAGATGATTACAATGATCATACTGGAGGAATGCTAGAGTATTATTGGTATATATGGGATAAAAGAAATAATTACACATCAACAAAATTTACATAGGTTGATATGGATAAAATTTTAAAAAAATTAATTAACAATAAAGTTTCTACGTTAGAAAAATGGATTGGAGAATCATAATGAGTAATGACTGGGCAGACGATATTAAAAACATGCATTTACATTATAATGTGCATCAAGTAATTGATAAAATGGATGAAGCAACTTTAAAGAAATTTCTTGCTTTCCGTATTAATTTTTTAGAAGAAGAATTGAATGAATTAAAAGCCGCAAAAACTGCAGAAGATGCAGTAGATGCTTTAATTGATCTCTGTGTTGTTGCTATTGGAACTTTAGATGGATTTGCAGTAGATTCACATAAAGCTTGGAATGAAGTATTGAGAGCTAATATGAATAAAGAAGTTGGCATTAAAGCATCTCGGCCAAATCCATTAAAACTTCCAGACTTGATTAAACCGGAAGGATGGAAAGCTCCGAACCATAATGGAAACTATGGTTTTTTTCGTAAAATTTTTTAATGTTTGAGGAAGTGATTTGTTACTAGAAGAAAAAAAGAAACTAAGACTTGAAATTGGTAATCTAGGCGAACAAATAATATCTCAAGTTCTTCATAAATCAAAAAGATCTAGTGATTGGTATGATTCTGATAAAGACGGTACATGTAATGATTTGTCATATGAAGTAAAAACACTAAGATTAATAAACAAAACAAAATCTTTTTGGATAGATGAATCTCAATGGAAAAAACTTGATTCTGTGGATATGGTTTTTTTCATAAAAATACCTGAAAGTGAAGATGAGTATTTAAAGATATATTTGTGCATAAATCATAAATCTTGTTGGAAAAAAGAATATAAAAACAATGGTGATATTGTTAGATCTTATCCGTTGACAAGTTGTATACTTTATGGTATTATAGACGATAATAGAAGCAAAACAATTTATAATAATTCAGTTGCTATTTCAAAGTATGGGAGATATAATAGTGATATTACATGAAGAACGCGAATCAGTAAAAGTTTTGCGTGAATGCATCGAACTTCAAAATAAGAAATCAAAAGATTATCAAAATCCAAATTCTAATGTAAAACAAGCAATGCATTATCGACGTGGCGTTGATTCTATACATGATATAATGCAAGGAAAGATGTATAGAGCACAATCTATACTTGAGTCTAATAATTATAATAGCGAAAATTTTGAATCTTTAGAAGATACGTATAAAGACTTAATCAATTACGCTTCTTTTGCTGTTTCATATTTGAGAAAAAAAATGGATGGGCAGAACCCTGATTATAACATTTATAATAAACCTGAAGTTGTTAAAACAATAAAGAAAAGCGAATTTACTGGATCAACATCAATTATGATAGGTGGTTCAGAAACTTTAAACAAGAAGTAAAGTTAGACAATTAAATGAATATAGATAGCATACGTGAAAAATTTATTTATGATTTAAAGCATAATATTTTTGTTACTGATAAAACAGGATCAAGAATGTTAGAAATTATTAATGCAAACTTTATTGCAGATCAACCAACAATTTTTGGCACACCTAATGAAGACTACATTAAAAGAGAAATTCAATGGTATGAATCCATGTCTTTAAATGTGAATGATATTCCTGGAAGTACACCAAAGATTTGGCAGCAAATTGCCGATGAATCTGGTAATATAAATTCAAATTATGGTTGGTGTATTTGGTCAGAAAATAATTATTCACAATATAATAATGTAGTTTCAGAGTTACAAATTAATCCAGAATCAAGACGAGCAATAATGATTTATACTCGTCCTAGTATGTGGTTAGATTATTGTATGAATGATATGTCAGATTTTATGTGTACAAATACTGTGCAATATATGATTCGCAATAATAAATTACATGCAATTGTTCAAATGAGATCTAATGACATTTGGGCGGGATATCGCAATGATTACGTATGGCAGAAACATGTACTTAATATGTTAAGCAATGATTTGGGTATAGCAGCAGGAAACATATATTGGAATGCTGGAAGTTTTCATTGTTATGAAAAAGATTTTTATCTGATTGATCATTATCAAAAGACCGGAGAGATTACTATCACTAAAAAACAATATAATCAAAAATATTCTTGCTAAGCTATATTATTCTTATACTTCTTTTATAAATAACTTAAAGGAGTACAAGAATGAAAAATTATGTTTATTGGATTTTTAATGAATCATGTATTAGACCTGAAGATTCGGGTTATGTTGGTGTAACAAAAAACCCAAATATAAGGTTTAAGACACATTTAAGAAATAAAAGAATTCCAGATAACTCCCAACAAAAAATTCTTTTTGAAGGATCAAGAGAAGATTGCTTTTTATTAGAAAAGAATCTTAGGCCTCAAAAAAATATTGGATGGAATAATGCTACTGGTGGATCACATGGTTGGAGATATGGATTTTCACATAGTGATCATGTTAAACAAAAAATGAAAGATGCTTGGACAAAAGAACGTCGAGATAAAGCTTCAGTTTTTAGATTACACCAAAATAAAAAACTAATTGGTCAAAAAAGACCAAAACAATCTGAAAAAATGACCGGTAAT